CGCTTCAGTTATCGGTTTATCATTCATTGTTACTTTGCTACCATTAGGATAGTAAGTTGCTCCAAATCCAATTGTAGGCACTTTGGCGGGGCATAAATAAGGCAATGATCTAAACCCTTCAAATTTCTTTATAAGGTCTAATCCCTTAGTTCCTGTTTTAGTTATTTTCATTTTTCTTACCTCGACTTTTAGTTATCTTACTTTGTAATTTCTCGATTAACATTTCAATTCGTTGCTCCAATAATTCTATTCTCTTTTTAAGTTCGTTAATTTGTTCTTCGTAAATTGTAATTACTTTGTTATTACCTGAAGCTTTTAGTTCATTTCTACTTTTGAAATAATCCCAAACATCCTTTCCTTTAAGTACGCCTATTAAGGCGACTACTATGCCAATAATAGAAACCTGGTCCATTTTAAAATTCTTTTAAAAGTGTATAAGTAAAGTTTAATTTCTTTGATTCCTTTGCTAAAGTTAAAATCTTTTTAAAGTCTGCGGGATTATTCAGAACTTGACATCCAGCACTCCATTTATCTATTATTGTAGATATTGATTTTTCGTTTGCCCTGTGTATATTGATACCAAATAATCCCGTATCTAAAGTTTGATTTTCTTCTGCTTTATCATTTAAGTTTTTATCACGATAAACAGTTACTGGCTTTACTTGACAAAACGCTTCATACTTGCCTTGATGCATTCCTATTTTCCAAGTATCAACGTATTGACTAGGTCTTAGTAATGCTGCACCTTTTGGATTTAATAAGTTTTTTAACCAATGAACTCCAGGATTAGTAGTACAAGTAAACCATTCTATTTTATCATTATTAATTACTCCGAATAAGTCATCGAATACATTAGGCAAATCAGCATTTGAACGTATGCCAACAAAATTAATATCACTAAACCATTTGTATTTGTTTAATAAATATTGTGCTTTTATTTCTTCGATGCTATATTTTTTCATTTCTTATGTTCTAATTGTTCAACTCTGCGTTCTAAACTATCGTGCTTAACATCCTGGACCATAACCATAGTTTTAATTTCGTTAAGGTCTTTGCTCATCTTCATCAAAGCATTAACCCCTAATGCTCCGATAAAAGATAAGATGGCTATCAACCCCGAGACCAGCCATAAAAGAATGTCAAATTGTGTCATATATTAATTAAGTTCCATTTATTATTATTCCACGAATACAATTTATTATCGCTAGGATAAGGTATTGGTGCTTCCCATTTATATTTTACTAAAATCCAATCTTCGTATGGCTTAGGTGATATAAAAACATCATTGATACTATCATAAGTAAATCCTATTCCAGCGTAAGTATTTCTAAAATTAGAATTATAAGATGTTTGTTTTATCAAATCGTAATCATAAATACTTTTAATATTTAAAGAATCTATAAAATCAATACCTAATTGTTCAACCTCAATTCCATTGTTAGTAATAACTTCATTATCAATAACGATTACAGCTATCACAATACTATCTTTTATAAGTGCAAAGTTTGCCATTATTTAAATTTATATTTTATTATTACTATTCCACTTCCACCAGTACCACCCGTTGCATTACCACCCGAACCAGTTCCACCGCCACCGCCACCGCCTGTATTTGCAACTCCACTAATTCCATTCATTGAATTTAGAAATCCTCCGTTACCACCACCACCATTGCCACCAACTCCAAATAAAATTGTATTCCAAGAACCACCAGCACCGCCTCCAGCATAAAAAACAGCACCTCCACTTATTGAATTAGATAAACCAGTACCGCCCGCACCACCAACTCCAGTACCAATAGTTGCAAAACCATTAGTTCCAGCTCCACCACCACCACCTCCAGCATTAACACTTCCACCATTAGCTCCATTTTTACCTTGTCCAACTATTCCTAAAGCTCCAGCTGTAGTTCCAGACCAAGAACCTCCACCACCACTTCCTCCAGTAGCTGCAGCGGTTGTTGAAGGAACTCCTCCACGACCACCACCTGTAGAAACTATTGAATTAAAAGATGAATTATTACCACTTACTGATACTCCTCTATTAACAGCTCCAGCTCCACCACTACCAACAACAACTGCATAACTTTGAACTGCTATTGATAATCCTGATGCTGTTAATAAACCACCTGCTCCAGCTCCACCAGCTCCACCACCAGTTGAAACTTCACCACCACCACCGCCACCACCAGCAACAACTAAATATTCAACTACATTAAAAGGTGCAGCACCTAAAGTTGTAACTACAAAATTATCACTTGATAAAAAAGTATGTATTTTATAATCCCCATCGGTAGTTATAGTTCCACCTGTAGCAACCGTAAATGGAGGAGCTCCATAATAAAAACTATTAAACTTACTGATATTCATTATTGAACTATGTTTAAAACGATTGTAATTTGTTCAGCACTTGTTGGAGTGTAAACACTTTCTAAAGTTACTACACAAAAAATATGAGCAGCACTTAAAGTAGGTACCACACAAATAGGTTTGCTAATATCATTCGTTGAGGTTTTTTCATTAGTTGTTGCCGCCCAGTTAGTATGTTTTATTTTACCTAAAAAGTTCTTTTGATTTGCAGCAGTCGGAACGAAAGCAGCATTGTCAGCAGCAACTGTAAATGATTCTGAATAAAAATTCAAAGTCAAAGAAGGTGTTGAAGCTGGATTAGAACTTATTATCGAACTGTTTACAATTACTGAATTACCCAAGTCAGCATCTATTGTTATCGGTATTACTATACCATCTCCTGATAATACATCGCCTATTGAATAAGCTGTAGTGTTAGCGGGTCTTGTTATTGTTCTTTTACTTACCATTTTATTTATATTTTTAAATTATTAATTATTGAACTGTTGGATTTGTTATCGGAATACTACATGCATCCCACTCAAATATTGCACTAAATTCTACATCAAAATACCACCCCGCTACTTCATCATTAAAAGCATCTACAAAATCAGTTAAAGTTACCTCACTATTTATCTTTATTAGTTCGCTAAAATCATACTGCATAAAATAAATTAAAGTATCTAAACAAATCTGTTTGCAGTCCGATAAGACCTCTAATTGATTTCTTAATCCCTTCTTGCTTTTATCACAAATATAAAATCTAATTACAGTTACATCACTCGTTCCACTAATTCGATTAGGTTGCAAAGTACCAAACAACATAGGGTAATGAATAGATTGCCCTCCATTTAATTCATCCCACGGATCGCCAAAGAACCAGCTCTTAATTTGTTTGTGAGCAGTGGCATAACTTTCTATCGCAATTACCAATTTGTTTAATGTAAGCATCTATCTTTTTCTTATTTTTTTTAATGTACTTTTTTATTTCAATCTTTGTTTTTTTTCTTATTGCCATACTGGATTGTCTCGGTTATCTTGTATATTACTATAATCTTTTTTACCTAAAATTCTAGTGCCTAAATAAATGTCTACATCATAAGCATTTCGTTCAGGGAATATATCCGCACCTGTATTATTATTGTAAGTTGGATAAGTAGAATTATTATAGTTTAAATATTTTATCATTCTATCCCCGTACATCTCGCCATTTGTTTTCCAAATATTCATTAAATATTCCATGTCATTAGTAGGTATCGGTTGCCCGTTATCACTACTATTTGTCATTATGCCTTTATTAGCATATCGGAATTTAAAAGTTGGTGAGCTTTCATACATAATATAATGAACCATCATTTTTAAAATGTAGTTATCTATTAATGTTTTGTAAGCTGCTGGAATAGTAGTTGATGAATTTATATAAGCTAAGATGTGAGTTTCAATCGTATTGTATAAACTCGTTCCCAATAAAGGAAGTATGTATTTATCCTGTACCAATTCAATAACTGGTGTTATCTTATCGTACTCGGTATTGTCATCAATAACCGAATGTCTAATTAAATAATCTTGACCTATCCAAAGTGTTGCCATGTTTATTTCTTTTTACGTTTTATTCTTGTTTCACCTACCCAAATATGGCGGCACCAAGGAGTTGTTTCAGTTCCATCATTATAAAATCCTCCCCTGAAATCCCAAGCACTTTCTCCAAACTCGTTGGTAAAAGCATCTATTTGTTCGTAGGTTAATCTTCGTGCTACATTTTTTCCATCAACAGTTTCTCGACCACTTGTTTCAATCATCATTTGCAAACAGAACTCCCTTGTTGTTGGCAATCTTTTAGGGCCACTTACATCAGGTCTTTTGTCGTATTTATAAACAGTGTAAATTTCGGTATCGTAATCTTCAGTATCTTTATCTAAACCTTTTTCAGTTGGTGTAAATATCCCATCTAAAAAGCTACCTAGTTTTTTTTTCTCTAACCAAGTTATTTCAGTATTTATTTTTTCAATATCTACATTTAATGCCTTAGCAAGTTCTTCAGGTTTAGCAAATGGATTACCTTTAAATTGATTCAGTATTGCATTTCGTAAATCAGTAACTGATAATTGTAATCTATTCGCTGTGTATAATTTTTGTTTCGATAACTCAAATCTTAGAACTTGTTTTGAATCTTTAAAGTTTACATATTCAAGGTCTATAATTTCGTCATCATCATCTACATCTACAGCATTTGCTTTTACCCATTCAATAAATCTTTTTTCTTTATCAGATGATTGTTGAACTTTTACAACCTCATTATTCATTTCATCCTGAGCTATTCCTAAGAACGTTAAAGCATCCGCATCACTTAATCCAAACCCTGTTTTAATCATTATTAATGCCTGGTCCGCTGTATAATCACCTTTCTTTAACTTGTTGGCTATATTAAATAAATTTTGTCTTTGTCGGCCTGTTAAGTTTTTAAGGTGTTCGTTTACTTGTATTTCTTCTTGTACTACAGTTGCACTCGGAGTGCCAATTTCTGCAGCTTCAATCTTTAATCCGTATTTTTCAATTATATAATTAGTTACGATATTAGGATCACGTGCATTTAAAGCATTGATAACATTTTGATTTTCTAATGGAAGTTCTTTGCCTATTGGCTGAACTTGTTCTACTTCAAATGTAATATCTAAACCAGTCTTTAGTTTAAACATTTTATCAATAAACTTATTAAAAGCAACTTGTTCAATCTTAGCATATTCGTTAATAAATAATTCATGT